CAACGGCACAAATTAAATACTTGTGTCTATTGCTAAACGGAAACGGCTCAGTAAGATGAGTATGACAGAACAGACGATTAAGCGTAACGAACTTAAGAAAGGCTATAAATGCCTGTGGTAATGGGTTAAGAGACCGAAACGAGCAACACCTAAGTAAATATTATATGGTGTTGTGTTGTATTGAATTTAACTAACTAAGGAGAAAAAAATGAAAATTACACTAAATTTTTACGGATTTGAAAGAGCATTTCAAAGATACGGAAGAAGCGAACATTTTTCGTATGAAGGCTTACAGGCATTATTTGAATGGTTGGAAGATTTAGAAGATTGTAACGGAAAAGAGCAAGAGTTAGATGTTATTGGACTTTGTTGTGATTTTTCTGAATATGATAATTTAAAAGAGTTTCAAAATGATTACGGAAAAGATTACGAGTGTATCGAAGATATTGAAAACGATACAATAGTAATACCAATAAATAACGAATCATTTATAATACAACAATTTTAAATAATAAGTGGTGGTTCACTATAAAAAACGTCTTGAATTAACTTAGGAGAAAAAAATGAAAGTAGATTTAACAACATTATCTAAAATGAATAAATATAAAGAAAATCTTTTAGTATCTGATGACGCTATATTTAGTTATTTAACAAAGGTTGGAATTTTAGACCATTTCAATCAACAAATACACGTTGATAAATGGTGGTCTGTTACTACAAGTAAACATATTAATTATGTTGCAAAACAATATGATTATGAAGTAATAAAGCATTACGAATAATTATAAAGGGAGATTACATCTCCCGTCTTGAATTTAACAAGGAGAATAAATGAATTTAACAAAACATATTGAATATTTAGAAAATGGATTAAAATACTATAATGAAAAATTAAAATCAAATAACATTAATGACATTCTTAATGAAGACTATTATTTAGAAAAAAGATTTTTTATAACTACTCAATTACATTTTATAAATATACATTTTATAAATAAATAACCAAAGGGAGCAACTGCTCCCGTCTTGAATTATAAATGGAGAATAAATGAAAAAATTAATATATGCGAAAACTCTCATAAATGGGCAAGAAAAACATTTAGCAGACGTTAGTTATAAGCCTGTTAGTTATGTTGCTCAAAACCTTATAAAATTGGCGTTATATCCTACATTATACGCTTTATATTTATATTTAGCACTACAATTCATAAGCAATTAATTTTCGCTTCTATTTCCTACCATTGAGCCGATTATATGTCGGCTCTCCGTCTTGAATAATAAAAGGAGAAAGAATGAAAACTTATGAAATACAATATAGACTTTCAAATAATGATATATGTAATTATACATTTGAGGGCAAAAATAAAACAGAAGCAATCAAAAATTATAATAACGAAACAGGTTGTCCAAAATCTGCTATTATATACGTTGAAGAAATAACTGATTTAATATAACTTCTTGTTAAGTGGTGGTTCACTATAAAAAACGTCTTGAATTTTAAACTAAAGGAGAAAGAATGAAAAAGCAAGATGTAATAATAGATGTATGGGAAACAGAAGACCATTACGAAATTGTAAGAGTATATTTAGCATATAAACCTACTGGCGAACATATACCACCTGACAATACTCAATCTGGAGGTTTTTTTCTATATGGTATTGAAGATTACTATTTTGAAGAATGGAATGTTATAGATGATTACAGATGTGAATCATAATAATAAGTGGTGGCTCACTATAAACTGCCGTTTTGAATTATAAAAGGAGAAAGAATGGAATTTGCAGAATGTAACAGATGTTACGATACATTTGCTAATGAATGGGATTTTGGCTGTGCAGTATATGAAGAAGGACACCAATACGACCATTGCTGGTTATGTGATTATTGTTATGGAGAACTATTTCCATAAAAAGTTTGGCGATACTATAATCGCCGTCTTGAATAATAAAGGAGAAAGAATGAAATTAAAAAATAGAATAATTAATTATTTAGAAGATACACTTGGAGAATTTCAAAGTGGTATATTGAAATATGACAATATAAATTTTCAGAAAGAAATTATAAATGAAACAGAAAATCTTTTAGATATAATTAAAAAAGAAATGTAATAACAAGAGGTGGCTCTCTATAAAAAGCGTCTTGAATTTAACTAAAGGAGAAAGAATGAAATACACAGAAAAAGCATATATAAATATTGAACTTGGAACTGCTACTTGGAATGTTGATTTAGAGCATAATGGTATGCAAGATATACTTGACGAGGGTATTGACTGCACAGAATGTGAAGTTTATGAACTTATATATGAGGGGCATATGTTAGAAGAAGATGAACTAAAAGAACTTTTAGATAATAAAAGTGAATCAATGTTATATCCTCTTTATTGTTTTGATACTTTATCTTATAAAGATTGGCTTGAATATAAAAAAGAAGCCGAAGCAGAAGATAAATATCGTGAAGAACAAAGATTAAAACAAATGCAAAAATAGCTTATTGTTAAGTGGTGGCTCACTATAAACTGCCGTTTTGAATTTTAAACAAAAGGAGAATAAAATGAATAAAGATAAAAGATGTAGTTTTAGGGTAGTAATTGTAGTTAATGATGTAGCAGACCAATCTGTAAAAGATATGCAATATAATGCTCAAAATTATATTAAAGACGATATTAAAAATGATAATCTTTATATTGAAGATATTATAAAAATAGATAATAACTAATACTATGACCTATGATGAATGTTTAAATGCAAGAATCCTAAGCCCCAGACATTATAATCTGGGGTTGATTCTCGCTATGACCTACGAAGTTATGCCGTCATACAAGTTTAGATATTTTATAAAGACAGGTCTATCTAATTTCAATCCTAACCTTGAGAATTTGTCTGCCCTTCTGGTGTTCTCATTATTATATTTAGTCCCAGAAGTCTTTAACCAACTGACTAAATAAGGATTATAATATATAAAAACATTATAATTATAAACAAACTTTTTATTATAATTATAAATAAACAAATAAATGTTTTGGAAATTAAAATATTTATTATAAATTATGCAAAGAATTATAAATGGAGAATTATAAATGAACAATATAAAACAGATTATAAAAGACAAGGGAATAAAACAGATATATCTCTGTAAAGAACTTGGTATAAATGAGAGTGTATTATCTCTCATTATAAACGGAAAAAGAAAGCCGAGCCAAGAAAGATTAAAGGCATTGGCTAAAATTTTGAATGTAAGTATAAAAGACTTATATCCAAATGTAGAAGTAAAACGAATAAACTATTATTATATATAGGAGAATAAAAGAATGAAAATGCAAGAGATATGGAATACGTTATCTAAAATCAACGTAAACAATCATACTGAAAAGAAAGGCAAGTTTACCTATTTAGGTTGGAACTTTGCTATATCTACTATAATGGAACATTATCCAGATGTCACATATGACTTTTTACATTATACTGATAGTAATGGTATGGTTAAGGATTATATTATATCGCCAGATGGCTCGTGTTCTGTTGAATGTGTAGTCAGCATTGGAGAGCATACTAAAAAAATGTGGTTAGCAGTAACCGATTTTAATAATCGCCCAATCAAAAATCCAAGTTGTGTTGATATTGCTAATACTAAAATGAGATGTTTAACTAAGTGTATTGCTACTGGATTTGGACTTGGTTTTTATATTTATAAAGGCGAGGGTTTACCACAAGAAGATACTCCAGAATTTTATACAGAAGAACAAACTGCTAAGTTTGATAAGTATAAAGACCATCAAGTTTTTGATGGATTAAGACAAAAGAAAAAACAAGAACTATCCAAATTATTAAAAGACAATAACAATTCTTATAAAGTATATCAAGACTTTTTAAATGAAATGAAAAAAGATATTGATAAATTTGAAGAATTAGATGGGATATTTTAATGGACTGGATTAAAGAACATATTAATTCTTGTGTTATAAATGATAGTGATAAATGTGAGGGTTGTCTACACGTTTCAGAAGCAAGCTGGGCATTAGCACAATCAAATACTGAAGAAGAAACAGAAACCATAAAGAACGAACCTAAAACATTAGTCTACGATTATAGACTAAAAGAATGGAGATAAGAATGGAAAAAATAAACATGGTAGATTTTGCGAATGAATTACTTTCAGGTAATGTAAAAAAGATTGATTATGATTTAATCAAATCAGAAGCAAAAGCCGAATGTAAACGATTTGCAAAGCTACAAGAAAATAGATTTAATAACAATGTTATTATAAATTTTGAAGTAATAACAAAAAAAGAAGCAGAAGAACAAGGAGAAGTTAATGGAAAATAAAGATATGACTGGTGTACTATTTATGGTTGATGACCGAGCAAGCGATAAGCATCCCAATCTTACAGGGAATTGTACTATAAAAGGCGAGAAGTATTATATCTCAGCTTGGACTAATACCTCTAAGAATGGAAAGAAATACATAAGTCTTAAACTTAATGAAGAACAAAAAAAACAAGAACCTAAAACCGATAACGATTTACCATTTTAAGAAAGGGAAAAAAAGAATGGAAAACAATGAGTTAAGATTATCAATGATAGTTTCTACTTTTAGAGATAAACTTCAAGATTTAGGAGAAGAAGATTTTATTACTTGGGTAGAAAAAACACAATTTCCAAAAAAGGAGAATGAATAATGGTTAGAAATACAAGTATAATAGCTTATAACGAATTAAAGGCTAATGGGAAGCAACCTACTCAAAAGCAGATTATATTAAATACTTTAAAAAAGAATATAAGACCTATGAGCCTACAAGAAATTTGCGATGTAACAAATATGCAAATCAATGCAGTAAGTGGTAGAGTAAACGATTTAAAAAAAGCTAATATGATAGAAGAAGCTCCATCTCGTAAATGTTCTATAACTAGAAAAACAATAAAACCAGTTAGGGCATTGACGTTTTGATAGAAATCGCAATAAGAGAGAATGGTAGAGTTAGGTGGGTCAAAGTACACAAGTCAGTAATAAGCACATTGATAAATGGTAAAAAGGCTAAAACTGCTCTACCAATTTCTTCAAAAGAATTTGATAAATGGTGGAATTTGTATGACAAAAAAACCACAAAAAAACAAACACTAACATATTGGAAAAAACATATAACAGATGATTTAGTCGAAAAGATTATGCAACATACTAAAAGTTATATTAAAGATAGAGAAAAAGTATATAGACTAGACCCAATAAGATATTTAAGGAATGAAAAATATAATGATGAAATTGTTACACAAGACACGAGAATTGATATTAAAGAGTATAAACACGACACTACTGGTATGCCTATGGGAGAATGTAAGAGATGTGGTAAAAGAGATACTTACCTTAATCAATGGGAGCTTTATAAAGGCAGTAATTGTTGTGGCGAAAAAGTATTACCATTTAACTAAGAGGATATATGGAAGAATACAAAGAATATAATAATGTTATAGGCACTTTGAAAGAGAAGTTAGATATTGCAAAGCAAGGATTGAAAGCAATAATAGAGCAATCTGCCGAAGTATCATCAAATAAACAAATTGCCGAAAAAACATTAGAATCTATGAATAATTGTAAATAATTAATAGGGCGAGTATTAGAATATATGCACACTTTCCTACCTAACCTCCTTAGGTTACTTGCCCTTTTAAATTGGAGAAGATATGGAACGTAAATGTCCAAGATGTAAAACTATTGAGAAAAAAGAGTGGACTGCAAATGGTTACACTAATTCAACCTATTGCCGAGAATGTCAAAAGTATTATAATAAACGTAAACGTGATAAAATTAATGAAGTAATCAATAAAACTACCAGAAATGGCGAAGTATGGTGGCTTCATCAATCTATAATGTCTACATTAAATGATAGGAAAAAATAATGCCAAATAAAAGTAAAGCCAAAGGTAATAGATTTGAACGTGAGATTGTGGAAGCAGTAGAACTACATGAAGTAAAAGCAGTTCGTGCTTGGGGCAGTAATGGTAAAGCATTTGGACACCACGAGGAAGTCGATATATTAATTGATGATGATATTAAGGTACAAGCGAAAGTTCGTAAGGCTTTGCCCAAATGGATTAAACCTACTGAACACGTTGATATACAAGTTATAAAAGAGGATAGAGGAAAGATGTATGTAGTACAAGAATTGAATGATTGGTTAGTTAATTTAAAGGAGAAAAAATGTTAATTTATAAAGCTACTAACATACAAAATGATAAAGTATACTTTTCTATTACCTCAAAAAGATTAAATGATGCAATTTCTATACAAAAATCAAGAGCAAGAATGCAGGAAAAAAAGATGAAATTTAAAAATGCATATAAAAGCAAAAACCCATTTCATAATGCATTAAATAAATATGGTGAACATAATTTTTATTATCAAATAATTGATAAAAATTTAGGCAAAAAAGATGCTTATAAATTAAAAGAGAAACTAATTAAAGAGTATAAAGCAAACAATCCAAAGTATGGTTATAATTGTACTACAGGTGGCTATTATTTTAAAAATAACAAAGAAACTATTGAAAAACAAAGCGAATCTAATAAAGGTAAAAAACTGCCTCAATATATGATAGATATGTTAAAACAAAGAGTAGGAGAAAAACATCCTTGTTATGGATATAAACATACTGAAGAAGCAAAAAGAAATATGAGTGAAGGACAAAAAAATTCAGATTATGTACAAACAGAAGAAATTAAGAAAAGAAAAAGCGAAACTATGAAGGCTCATTGGAAAAATCCAACAGAAAAAATGTTAAAAGACCTTTACAATAGAAAACATCAAATAGGCTCAAGAGATATAAGAGGAAAAAAGAATCCTATGTATGGAAAGGGTATGAAAGGCAAAGATAATCCAATGTATGGTAAAAAAGGTAAATTACACCCATCATATGGAGTACCTCTATCAAAAGAGAGGTTTGAAAAGTTGCAAAAAGGTAGAGAGAAATATCAAGCAAAAATAAAGAAACAAAAATTAGAAAACAAAATTTAAAAAAGAGATAGGTGGTAGGTTTTTATTCATTCTCCCTGCCTTTGGTGTTTTCCCTTATTCACACTATCTCTTAAAATTAGGAGAATAAATGAATTGGTATAATGTTGTTGTATATAGCTTAATATTTATATTAACTATAATAATATGGTATTTTTTAATATTTTGTGTAGATTGGATAAGTGAATGGCTAATACTAAAGACTATATAAAATACATTAAGTCAAAGCATTGTATAATATGTGGTAGTTCGCCAGTAGACCCTGACCATTTAGAACATATTGGTATGGGTGGCGATAGAACAAAACAATCAATTAAGGATTATAGTTGTGTACCTTTGTGCCGAATACACCACACAGAAAGACATAATTTAGGTACAGATAGGTTTGAACAAGAACACAACATAAACCTATGGAAAGAAGCATATTATTTATTAAGGGGGTATTTTGCAGAATGAAATGTTGGCATTGTAAACACGAAGTAATATGGGGTGGCGACCACGATTTTGAAGATTATGATTACGAAGGAGAAGGTATTGTTAGTAATTTTCATTGTCCTAATTGTGAAGCCGAATATGAATGTAGGTATAAAACAAAATGAAATTTGCAGGTAAAATAAAAAATGGAAAACTTACCTTAGATGATAATCTCGGTTTTAGGGATTATTTACGTCTGATTGAGGGTGATGTACACCTTGAGATAAAACGTGCCGAAAAGGTACGTTCTCCCCAACAAAATGCCTATTATAGAGTTATTATAAGAATACTGGCGAAAGAACTTGGCTATACTGAACAAGAAATGCACGAAACCATCAAAGAAAAGTATGATGTGGAATCTACTAAACAATTAGATATGAAAGAATTTACAGAACTAATTGAAACAATTAAGAGATGGGCAGTTATAGATATGGGAATAGTTCTACCTAATGCTAAATCATAAAAAGTTTACACCCTAGTAAAAAAAAGTATTTGGAATTGTCAAATATTATTCGTATATTGTATTATCGTCAATAAGGGCGATACAACAAAAAGGAAATAAAATGAATAAAACAAAACACGAACAATTAGACGAACTTATTCAAAGTCAAATTTGGATAGATTTTAATAAGCACGAACAAGTTGAGAATTATCTTGAAGCAATACATGATGATTCTGAATTAGTATATTGGAATCAAGAAACATTCTTAAATGAAATGAATTGGTTAAATGATGGTATATCAAGTCCTGATGAATTAACTTGGATTGAAGATATGTTAGCAGATAATCCAAAAGAAGTTTATAAGTTAAGAAATCATATGAAATATTATCTTAAAAAATGGGGAAGGTAATAATTATAAGATATGGGGTATACTTAGGTATGCCTCATATCATAATCTTTCCTAAAATCGCATACCTGTGGCGAAAAATTTAAGCAATCTCATCTATAGTCATACTTACATTATAAGTATTAAAAGCAATCTGTGTTACCTTAAAACTATTTTCTCTAAAAGTACAAATTGAATATCTATCAGGAGCATTTGAATCTTTATCATCAGTAAATATAAATGGTAAAGCACCAGCTAATGTGCAGTTGTAAACAAAGTTAAAACTATTATCTGATAACATAGGATTTGCATCAATGCCTGTTGTAGGACTTTGTCCATCTTCTACATCATCATTTATGACTTTATTAGATACTTCACTATTTATCCACATATCAGATTCAGATATATAGGAAAATGTTAAATCCCAACTTCTTAAACCTTTACGACCTAAACCACTTTTAGCTCTAAAATCAAAGCGATAACCATCACCATCTACCTTAGCTGTAGTGTCAAGTTCAAATGGTGGATATTTGTAAGTTGCATCTCTACCAAAATCAGCATTTTTACTATTCATAGTCCATTCTGTTGGTCCATCATAGTATATATTAGCCAACTGCTTACCACCTATTGTTTTTTGTTTTTTAATACCATCAAAACGCCTTGACATTGTAACATTTAAATCAGGTGTTCTTGGACAATCAAAATACTTGCCTACAACAAAAGAGCCTAATTGATGTGTATAATCATTAAATCCATCAGGAAAAAATAATTCAAAAGACCTCCAATAATCATTTTCTCCATCTTTATCACTAAAAGTCCATATATTTGTACCATTATATGAAGGAGCTAAATCACCATAAGTAGGATTTGGAGTATTTAAAACATTTGATACAGCTCCTAAATTAGCGTGTAATCTTGGATGTGTTCCATCATTTGAAATAAGTCCTTTTTTACCTACCACACCAAATGGTTTACTATCTGATGCAAGGTTATGATTTAATAAAGCACAAAAATTAATAGGAAAAGATGTTTTAGGAGCATTTGTATTTGGATGACCTATCATAAAAAACGTAGGTGAACTTTGGTCGCTTGGTCTTGTATAAGGGTTAGCACAATTCATATACAAAAGTTCTGCACCACCTTTAATATCATCCCAACCTAGTTGTCCTGTGGCGTGTAAAAATGTAGGTATGTCTACATAAAATCTTGGCGTTTTAACTTGCTTTCCCATTAATATCCTCCTGAGCCTCCTGAACTACCACCACCTGTTGTGTAAGTAGGTGTAGTAGATTGAATTTGTTCTTGTTTTAATTTTTTTATTATTTTTTTATCTACTTTAGGTAAGTCGTAATCAGGTAAATTAAATTTAGTCTTTTTAGCAACACCTTTTTTTCTTCTATCTTTTATTTCATCCCAAGTTGTTTGACTTTTAAGAAAAGTAGTAGTTTCTTTTATCCAGTCAGATTTTTCATTTGTTACTTTACTTGCTATTTTTTGACCTTGTTTGTTTGCTAAAATAACTTTAGTTATATCAACTTGTCCAATGTATGTAAATAGTTGATGTTTAGTTATAGGTGTGCCGAAAATAGTAAAAATAATTATTTTTTTATTATTACCTTGCATAATCCAATTATCTGGTAATGTTGGCGTAATTTCAGCTTTTCCACTAAAATTTATTTCTATTCCTAATATTTCAACATCTGAATCTATACTACAATCACCATCATTACATACAATGGTAGCAAAACCATTTGCATATTGTAGTTGTTTAGAGTTATAAAATTTGCTTGTTCTTATTGCTTTTCCCATTATTGTCCTAAAATTAAATTTACTAAAATTACAACGTCTAATACATTTGTAATACCATCATCATTCATATCACCTCTTTCAAGTTCGCTATCTTCTACATTTGTTGCAGTTCCGTTTGCAATTTTTGCTAATCTAACAACATCTAAAACATTTGTTACATAATCACCATTTACATCACCAACAGGATAAAAAACATTTTCACCAATTTGTTTAAAACTTACAAATTCTGTGTATTCATCAGCATTTTCAGATATTAAAGGAAATATTTTAATTTCAAATTCAAGTTCTGCATTTAATGGGTCAATAGCATATTTTTTTGTTATTGATAATTGACCACTAAATTCATCAGCTAAATTTGATTGTGTTTTAGAAACATGAAATAAATCTTCAATAAAAAAATCAAATTGTGGTTGATTAGTTTCGTCATAATCTCCATCTTCTAATGTTAAATTTATATCTTCAAATATAACACCACTACCATCAGGTGTACTAACTTTTTTCAAAGAAATTACATACATCCAATCTGATATAAGATTTTCATCCACATTCACATATACAGGACCATTATTTACAATAGTATTTTGACTTATACTAACATTAAATAAATCTATTTCAGGTTCGTCTTGGTCTATTGTTTCATCGCCATAAGATGGGTTATCAAATGGGTCGCCTAAATCTAAATTTATATCACCATCGTTATTACTATTATCAAAAACAATACCATCATCGTCATTAAACATTTCATCATTTGGTATTCCATATTCGCCTCTATGAACTTGTACTGCTTCTATAGATACTTTTTCTATACTTTTTGTTATTTTTGTAATAAAGAATTGAGGATAAACAAATTGTCCATTTTTTATTGATGATTTTGTGTAATCATAACCGAAAACTTTTTGTTCATTTAATAATGAATCAAATTTTATGTAATCTCCTGATTCTAAATTAATATAATTAAGTGGTAAATCACACTTTACAATTAAATGTTGATTTGCATAAAAACTAACTAATCTTTGTTGTAATTTTCTTGCAGTTATGTTATCTCTTATATATTCACTTTCTACATCTAATTTAGCTTCTCCTTCTGTTAATCCATAATATTCTACATTATATCTTAATTCATCATTTGGATAAGTATCTTCAGGGTAAATTGCTTGTGTTAAAGCATCATAAGTTTGATAAGTTTGTTCTGTTTCCAAATCTTTTATAGCGTATGATGTATCTCCTTCAAATTCGCCTGAAGCATAATTTTTTTTATATAAAATTCTTACTTGATTTTTAACGTCATCTAATTTTGTAAGTGTAAAATTATAACTAAAAACATCCTTTGCTTCAATCATTTGATATTCTATATTGTCTAATGTTTGATGTATTGGTATAAGTTTAAATTGACCAAAATTATCATAAGATGGTATAGCTATAGAACTTTTATATAACCCTTCAAATACTTGCTTTAATTCTTTTTGTTCATTTAAAACAAAATCATATTTCCAACCATCAAAAGTTGAATTGTTTTCTATATTTTGTTCAAAATTTGCTTCATTAGCTAATATATCTTTTGAAATATCTTCTATACGACTAATTTGATTTCCATCACCATCAATTCTGCCAGCTACATTACCATAAAAATCTCTATTATTTAAATCATTTACTAATATATCTTGTAAAATATATAACTCTTTAAGATTAGCTAAGCACCATTGATTATCACTGCCTCTTTTATTTAATGGAGAACCCCATTGTATACTATCAAAAGTATTAGTTTCATTCCATCCTTTTATTATATTTATATATGCAAATTGAGAAGATGTGTCAAATTGTGCATTTATATTAGAATCAATACGTTTTGAGTTACCATTATTACTATCACCATCATCAAAAATTGTTACTACATCTTTGAAATATCCTTCATGAGTACCACTTGGAACCATAGCAGGAGTATACCAATCATCTTCTGGAATTTCTGATAAAGAACCTCTATTTTTTTGCCAATAAAATTTATTATCATTTTCTGTCATTTCTTCAAAGCCATCAGAACCATGTGAATATCTTTTTACTAATTCTTTTTCACACCAAAAATGTGTACACATCATATCATTAGTTTTGTCTGCTAAACTATCATTTATTGTTAATGGTCTTATTGTACTAACATTGTAAAAAACTTTAGTAACACATGGATAACTTCCTACAGATTTTAATTGAAATCTAGCATAAGCACCTGAATCTCTAAAATTAACACCTTTATAATGTAATCCACTTTCATTATTACCATTTTGTACCCATTGTGGATTAAATTCTTGTGGTTCATTATAATTTTGCCAGTTTATATCTTTAGTAGCATATATTTCTTTATCAGGTATTACACTTTCAGTATCGTTAATTGCAGTAGGCTGCCACCAATACATAGTTGGACTTGGATTATTGTCAGGATTCCAATCATTTTCATATTCAGTTTGCATAAAACTATCTGTTACATTTGGCGTAACTTCATTATTAGCATCACTTTCAGTATAACCTTCCATATATTCTCTTATATTTTCATCAGCAATATTACCATTATTTTGATAGCCAACAAATTTATTACATGATAAATATAATGGTGAAAAAACATCTTCTTCATCTGTTTGTACTTGTATTTGATTTTCTTGATTTATAGCAAAAAATGTAACTTTATCTATTGGTCTATAAACTCTTGCTGGTATACCTATACTGCCTGTACCTTCTAATTCTCCATCTATTTCTGTATATTGTGAATATACAAGTGCATTTGAATTTAATTTAAAATTTGCCGAAATACCATCTACAGCATTATCAAATGTATAAAATTCTAAATTAGTATAATCTAAATCACCAAAATTATATGGTCTTGAACCCCAACTTTGTACACCTCTTTGAAAAATATGTAAAAAAGATTCATCATAAACAGACACAAAAGCATTATTTCTTAAAAAACCTCTAGTATACATTTTATGAGATTGTGTAACATCTTCATTTTCAAAATCAACTTGAGTTCCTTCATTCCAAGTTCCAAATAATTGTTGATTAGGTTTGTCTATTTCTAATCTATCTAATTTATTATAAATAAGTGGAGTTGCATCTAAATTTCCATATACAGCAGGATATGGTTTACCAAAAAGATTTTCATCATATTGTACACTATCTTCTGGTATTAATGTGCTAGGTACTTGTATAGATAAAATTTGTTGTGTGTAATCTTCAAGATTTAATGTAATACTTTCTGCCGATTGATTAAAACGTCTAATAGTTCCTGTATACATTAATAAACTATCTTCTAATGAATCAATACCATTACAAACAAAAAACACTTGACAAACAGATTTTAAATAATCAACTACATTATCACTAAACTTTTTACCAGAATATTCGTAATTAGATATATTAACAGACATACTAGATGTTGTAAATTTATTATTAATTAAATCTGCTGTTGTAGTTAAAGATGGTGTATTTATTAAAAGTGGCTCATAATTTTCATAAACACCTGCAAAATTTTTAAGTGTTGTAGATTTTATAGATAAGTTTAAAACGCTATCAGATTGTCCTTCAAAATCTTGATTTTCCTCATCCAATCTAACACCTTTGTATATTCTCAATACAGGATATACAGATGTAGTTCTTGAACTTCCTAATGCACTTTTAAATTTTGGCGATAATTCAATCATTAACTTAACCCAAAATCGCTACCTCTACGAGCAGCTTCTTTAATTGCTTCAGCAAGTTCACCCTCTACAAAGTCTTGTGTCATAACATTACCTGATACATTAACAACTATATTGCCTGTAGAACCACCTTGATTCATTTGATTTAAAGTTTCAAGTCCTATAGATTCTACAGCATTTCTACTCATTACAAATTCGCCTTGTTCTGCTTCAATAATTGTTCCACCTTGTGAGTGTCTACGTCCACCTACCATTCCACCATATTGAAAACTTCCAACTGGTGCACCTGTACCTACTGAACCTGAACTACTTGAAGAACTTCCCATTTTTTGCATTTGATTTTGTATTCCACGAACATTAGCATAAGCAGCAGCAAAATGAGATGCAGCTACTGCACCTCTTAAAACTGTAGGTCGTATTGATGTGTCTGCCCAAGTATCTGAAGCAGCTTTAAAAGCATTTGCAGTAGCCATAACAATTTGTAAATTTAACATATCTTTTTCGTGCATACCTGTAACTTTTCCAACAGCTATTATTGAATTACCTAATTGTTTATAAGCATCAAATTGTTTAAATAAATGAATACTTTCTAATTGTCTTAATTTATTAAGACCTTCTTGTTTTTGCATTAAATTTTCTAATGCTATTGCTTCTAATTCTGTTAAATCCTTTTTAGTCAAAAGAAATGATATAGCATCACCTAATTGTTCTATTTCAGCAGTTCTAGTGCTTTTAATAGCATTTTCAACTGTTTTTTGAGATTCTGCTAATTTTTTATTTTCTTCAGTTTTTTTAGCATTATTTACTATTCTTTGTATTGCTTCTTCATTTAAAGCAACATCTTCTTTTCTAATAGCATTTAAAACTGCTAATAAATGTTCTTCTGTTGTTATTACTGAGCCTAATGATTTTTGTAAAGCTTCAGCTTCACCAGTTTGAAAAAACCCTTCAGCAGTAATACCTGTAATTTTTGTAAAAGTATCTAAAAAGTTTTGTAAATTTTGTTGATTAGCTTCATTTTCAAAAGGTTCGATTATTGCAAATAAATCTGCAGTTTGTAAATGTGAAAGTTCTGCTTGTAATTTTTCTATTTCTTCATTTAATTTATGAAATGTATTTAAATTTTCATTTGCATCAATTCCTTTTAAAAAATTTTTTTGAGCTTTTTTACTGTCTTTTTGTAAACTTTCTATTTCTAAACTTAATTCTTTTATTTTGTTGTTAAGAACGTCCATAGAATTTACTTGTGGTAAAGCAGATATATCAAAACTTTTTATTAAATCAACTTGCATACTTCTTGCAACTAACTCTAAAAATTCATTTGATGTTTTTAACTTATCTATAAAGTTTTGTATTTGTAAACTTGCATTAGATGTACTTACATCATTTAAATTTTTAGTTACTATTTTTGTGTTCTTGCTAAATTTCTCTTGTGTTTTTGTTCCTAATCCTAAAATATTAAAAAAATCTATTAATTTTACTGTTAAAAAAGTTACACCAATAACTAAAAGAGCTTTCATACTAAGTAAAGCTCCAAATGCTCTACCTAAAAGGGCTACTGCTGTTCTTATTAAACCTACTTTTTTAGGAACTTTATCATACAAAGCAATATTTGAAATTAAAAATGTTCCTAAAGCTGTACCAAAAGCAGCTATTATTTTTGTTGCATTTTTAAATGCTACAAACCCAGCACCTAAAGCTATTGTAATTTTAGTAAATTCTTTTAATTTGTCAGCATCAAGATTATTTACAAAGATTGTTAAAGCTTTTATAGCAGGTAATAAAGCATCATTAACTAATTTACCAAATTCTACTTCTAAATCTGATACAGCAGCAGTAAACTGGTCATAAGCATCTTGACTTGTTAATGTTTCTTTTCCTAAACTTTTTAATTTTATTCTTGCTGATTCTAAAGTTGCATTTAAAAATGCTTGTCTTTTTTGTGCATTTGTTAAGGATTTTTCACTAACCCCTAGTTCCAAAGCATATCTTTTATAAGCTTCTTCAGCTTTTACAATAATACCTATGTTATCAAGCATAAGACGTGATTGACGACCAATACCAGTTACTAAAGATTCTACTGAACTTGCTGTATCTCTACCTAAAGCTCTACCTAATCTTTGTGCAATATCAAATAATTGAGCCATTTCATCAGAATTTTTACTAACACCTAAAACCATAGCATTATTTGCTTGTTTAAATAGCTCGATTTCACTCATTGTGTTATTTGTCGCTTGTTGTAATTTTTCTATAGAAATAGCTGCATTAGATGAGCCACCACTTAATGTAGTAAATGCAGTAGTTAAAGATTCAACTTGTGCTGCTTGTTTACCAAATTTAACAAGTTGCATTGTAGCTAAACTTAATGCAAAATTAAATAATAGCATCTTTGAACGTAATGTTGAAAAAGCTATACCTAATCCTTTTAATCCATCAGCATTTCTTTTATTTCGTGTGCCAAATATACCTAAACTATGATTAGTTTTATCTGTTTCTTTTTTTAGAGTTTTAGTTGATTTTGTTAATCCATTTTCAGCATTTCTTATAGCTTTAATGGCATTTTCTAAATCTTTATGTCCTTCTGGCTTAAATTCTACTATAATACTAGACATTCGATTTTGCCTTTCTTTGTACTTTATCTTTAATTTGCTTTTCTTTTTTGGCTAAAACATTTTTAATTACAAAAAAATACTCTACCCATTTTGCAGGTTGTTCACCATAACTACCTTTATATGCAGGTGTATTTGTTTCAGTACAATACATATATTTGCTTAAAAACTTTAAATATTTTTTATCTCGTAAATGATTTATACAAGCAAAAAATGGTATTTGTGTCATTACAGTTGTCGTAAAGTCAAAGTTTTTATTTTTTTGTTTGTTAAAATCTTTAGTTTCTTTAATAATTAAATCAACAATAGACCATACATCATCTACATTACTAAAGGTACGTTTTTCATACCCTTTATCAGTTTTTACAGGTAATTGTGCTTCATAAGGAAATTCACAATATTCACAGCCTCCACAGCCATCAGACAGTATAGTTAATTCTACTTGGAGGCTTTCCCTTCCCCCAAAAGATATAAATTCTGCATTTCTGTAAATATTTCAGTTTTATCTTCTAAGGTTAAAGTTTTTAGAAACTTATCAGACGTATCTCCATTTACACCTATACGAATCCATTTAGTCATTGTAGAGTGCATCATTTTTACACTCCCAACTTCACCATCTTTAGTATATTCATATTGTACAGAATCAAGCATTTCATCTCTTTCATCTATAGATACATCTTTTAACTTTATCTTTTTACCAGATTTAAGTTTTATTTCCATTGTTTATTTCCTTTTATTTATTAACAAGATATTTCAAATAATAAGTCTGAGCTTCCAATACCTGCACCAACTGCTTTAACTGATACATCAACAGCCATAACATCACCTTCACTTAAAGCTGCATTTGTAATAATTGAATTAGCAAACTTAAATTCAAATTCACCATCACTTGGAGTACTATCTGTTCCCATTAATGTAGCACCTTCAGATGCACCTGATACTTGGTCGTGAAAATTTTCAACTAATACATCAGTCAAATCATCATATTTTACATTAAAATCAGCATTAGCTACAACTTCAGATACTCTTGCCATGTGTTCAAAACCAGTTGATGTAATTCCTGAAAATATTACATCATTTTCTATGTTTAAAGTAAAATTATTTACTAACACACCTGTAATACCTGCAAGAACTCTTTGAGTTGATACCCAATCTCTCATAAAATAGTTATTTTGACTAATAGCAGTATCTATAGCTATGTCTGATTGATTTAAAGTTGGTAGACTACCTGTTTTAAAAGTTGCAGAAAACTTAATTCTACCACCTTCTGTACCTGCATCACCTGTTAAAGACAATGAAGTACAAAAACAATCTTTAAAAGACATACCATGCCCTGTTGCAGGTGTTTTATACATTATAGATAGTATTTGATTTGCTGTTTGATTTTCAGTTCCACTTGTAAAACTTGAAATATCACCTGATGAAGCTATACCATAAGGCACAGTATCACCTTGTGTAATATTACCCAAAAGCATATCTAATACTTCAGTTGTAGCAGTTCCTGATACTGATATTTCAATGACTTTATTTTTATTGTCTTGAAAAAAATCAGTAGCTTGTAAAACTCTACTACCACTTCTAGGTTCTAAAACTTGTGTTAAATTTAAAGATGGAGTTCCTATTGAATCTACATCTACTGCTAAATAAGGATTGTCTGGACTACCACTACCGTTAGGATTAAGTGTACCCATATCATCTTGCATAGCAATTAAAAATGAAAATTGCTTACTTGAATAAGCCTTTACATTTGCCATTATTTATCTCCTTTAGGGTTCTTACCCTTGTTTTTTGTTTTAACTTCTTCCACATATTCTAAAGCAGGTTTTGGCACTTTATCAACCTTAACTTGCTTTCCAGAATTTATTTTTTGTATAGTAGTAAGGCAAAAACCTTTATTTAAAAAACACCAATTAGATGTTATAGGTTTATCTTTACTAATTAACTTTATTTTCATAATAACTCCTAATCTATGTTTCCTAAATGTTGTCCACGCCATTCAAACTGTACAACATATTCGTTTTGGTCATCTAAAGCGTTTAATTCAGTTGATTCTATCCTACAATTAAAACAAGATGAACTGTTTGTATCACTTAAAGTCATAGTAATGTTATCGTGTATTAACGCTTCAATCCTTGATACATACCTTAAAACGTGGTCTAATGATGTTTTGTTTACATTGGGGTCGGCAAAATAATAAAACATATTTACCTGAAACTCTCTTAATTCACCATTAACATTGTATTCTATAAGGTTGCTACCTATAGGGTCTAACCTTAAATATTGTGAGCCTTGTTCTTTTTGCTCATGACCAATAAATACAGGTAATCCACCCTTAAATTCTGTTCTTAATATGTTCCTTAATTTATTAAGAATATTAGTAAAATTGCTAGTAAAAGTTACAGGCATCTTAATATCCTCTATAAGTTCTAATTCTTGTCATTTTAACTGCTTTTCCTGTAGAAGCATCAACGTCTTCATATCTACCAAAACATTCAATTTCCCACTCATCATTTTGTATTGCATCAGTACTACCAGCAAATCTTATTTCAAGTCCACCTGCAAGTGGTTGATAATCTCCAATAATAATTTCATTTGATACTGATTCATTGTTTTTAAGTTTTACATTATCTTTAGTAAATACAGAGTATTTTGCTGTACCTAATGCTCCACCTGTTGTAATAATAACTTTAATTAAATCATACGTTCCTACCCATTCTCCCCTAGTATCTACAGGTCTTATAGCACCTGCTGTATTATACACAACATCTCTTACTACACCTTGTGATGAATCTCTTGTTACCTGCCAAGATAATGCTGCTTTACCTGCATTTATGTTAGCAATATTGTTCATAGCTTCTTCCATAAGAGCATTAGCAAGTTCGCTATTAGGGTCATGGCTTTTTATCATAAAGTTAGCAGCAAGTAGTGCTGTAGTACGAATGATAATGTAATCGTATGCACCTGTTTTATCTTTCCATGCTTCTTTAGGCATATTAGGGTCTAACATACTATCTAAGTATCTACTAGCATCAGTTCTGTATTGTGTAACCATAGCAGTAAATTCTTCTCCTGCTTCCATCAATTTATCATTAGGATTAGTTGCAGAAAAATAATAAAGTACATCTTCAGCAGAATTGTAAAACCATTCTCCTTCAACATTTAAATCAGTATGTGCTGACTGTGCAGGTCCTAAATCTTCTCCATCTGCAAAACATTGAGTTACTAAACCACTATTATGTGCTGCATACTTATTACTTGAAACTTCTGTCCAACCATATACAGGTTTTTTATTATCAAAACTATCAAGTTGTGGAAATACTCTTTTTAATTCTTTATGTGTACAATATATTGGTGCTGCCATTACTTACCTCTCATCTTTCTTCTAACAGACTTTGAATAACTTGCTCTTTGTTTACCTGATTTAGTAGCACGTCTTTTTTTTCTGTTTTCGTATGCTCTTTGTGCAGGTGTTAAACTTGTTCTTACAGATTTAGGTAAATACCTACCACGTTTAGACTTTGGTTTCTTACGGTCTGCTTTTGTAAGATAATCCCATTTTTGTCTAGTCCATTTCTTTAAAGACTTTTGTGATGCTTTTAAAGCCATTATCTATATCCTCCACCTGCTTTTTTATATGCTCTTGCTAACATCTGTGCTTTACGAGCTGACCATTGTCCTGCTCTACCACCTTTACTACCTGCTTTTATTCTATAAAATAATCTTTTACGCATAGCAGGTTTTGTGTAATTACCTGCTTTGTTTACTGTGCTTCTTTTACGTCTTTTTACCATTTCTTACAACTCCAGTATCTTGCTTTTGTTTTAGAACCTGGGGTTGCACATCTATGTCTTGCTCTAAACGATTTACGTCTAGCAGGACTAGATTTTTTAATTCTCATATTAGGATCACCAAAAGTTACTCTCTTTACTCTACTTCCATCTTTAACAAAGACTTGGAACTTTTTTCTTCCATAACTTGTTTGACCCTTAGCAATACGACTTGGCTTATTTAAACGAACTGTTCTACCTCTGTATTTAGCCATTTCACTTTTTCTTTCTACGTTTAGTCTTATTTTTGTATTTTCTTTTTTTTGGTGTATGATACGGCATATTTTCCTCCTATACAAATCCTAATAGTTCTACTTCTGCATTAATTTTACTGTTTACACTTCTTGCTGATATTGTAACAATACCATTTTCTTGGTTACTTGTATCGTTAAGTCCACCACTATGAGCAGAATCATAATTAAAACTTGCTACAAATTCTGCATTAGCAGGACCTGTAAAGTCTAACATTCCTGTTTCATAGTTTATAATACCTGTTGCTGAACCAACAATATTACCTTTACCATCATCATAAGCAAATGTTGCTTGATTCTTCATTTCAATATAAGTTGCTTTATCAAATACTGTATCATCAGGTAGTAATGCTTCTACAGCACTTTCAATGTCGCCAATAGCAGGTATTCTACCAACACCAAATGGTGTTGTTCCACTTGAAGGAGCAGCCAATAATATTGCACTTGCTCTTGTTCTGTTAGTTGAAGCAAATCTTATATCGCCATTTACAATACTTACAGTAACGCCTTTTTCAAATAAGTTTCCTGAAGTATAGAACTGAGTGTCAAGTGCAGACTGAATCTTGCTTAAAACACCATTATTTCCACCAAATTTAGTATTACTAGCATCTGTTGTAAATGAAAGACTAGCAAATGTACTACCACCATCAACTGTTATGTTAAAAGCATACGCTGTTGAAGCAGCAAGTCCTGATTCTGTGTTTGGTGTGATACCAGATAATCCAAGTTCTTGATAACCATTGTTGTAAAACTTCATAGCAAAAGAACCTTTTACAATACCTGTTGGATATGTTCTGCTTCTACCATAACCAAATAAATTATGTATTTTACACTTACCACTTTCATTAGTTTGTGTATGTGTGTACTTATCAAAATTAGAGTAAGCATTAAAAAATGGCATACGAATAACTGCATCATCAGCGTGTGAAGCAGCAGTAGATCCATACAATCCACGTCTTATAGTCAAAGTATTAGTTGATATAGCAGTAACTTCTATGATTTCATCACCAAGTCTTAATAAATCGCCAACTCTAAAGAAATCACCATCATCTACACCTACTGTTGTTACAGTACTGTTTATACCACTTGAATCATCAACTAATA